CGTCACAAGAAGTAAAAAAAGGGCGCGGCATCCGGTTTGCAACCCCCAGTTGCATCCATCCCACCCACTACCGGGTGTCGCGCCCCCTCTTGGAGGGGGTATGGCCAAGATTCCAGAGTTTCAGGACCGCACATTGTTGGCGGTCGATTCAGTTATGGAGCAGACTCAAGAAAGCCGAGCGAGAGGCTATTTGGGCGCTTCCGCTATTGGCGATGGCTGCGAGCGCAAGCTTTGGCTGAGTTTCCGCTGGGTCAAGCGCGGCTTTATCGAAGCCGCAGGATTGCGTAGGATCAACGATGGACACCGGGGCGAACAGGTAGTTGCAGCGCTGCTGAAGGCCGTTCCTTCAGTCGACCTTTCCACGGAAAAGGAACCCGGTGTTCAGCACTCCTTCGAGTCAATCGGAGGGCATTTCCGTGGCAATTGTGATGGCCTTTTAACGGGTCTTCTGCAAGACCCAGAGACGCTTTACGTCTGGGAATGCAAAGTCATTAACGAGGCAAAGTACAAGAAGCTGCTATCGCTTAAAGCAACCAAGGGCGATGCTGAAGCCCTCAAGAACTGGGACTATGTGTATTACGCGCAAGCTCAGATTTATATGCACTTCTTCGATGCCAAGAAGCATTACCTGACGGCAGCGAGCCCCGGTGTGCGCGACATCACTAGCGTTGTCACTGAGTACAACAGCGATGAGGCTGAAAAGATGATTGAAAAAGCCAAGCGTATTATTTTTTCGCCGAGGCCGTTTTTAAAGATTTCAAATGACCCGGCTTGGCACGAGTGCAAGTATTGCACGTTCCATAGCATGTGCCACGAAAACGATATGCCTCGCAACAAGTCGTGCCGAACTTGCATCCACAGTACGCCACTTAAAACGGGTGGCTGGAAATGCGAATGGCACAACACGGATCTAGACATGGATGCTCAGCTCAGAGGCTGTGATCAACACCTTTTCGTACCGGACATCATACCCGGAGAACAGATAGACTCAGGTCCAAACTGGGTCGAATATCTGATGAAGGATGGTGCGGTATGGATAGACACAGCGAAATAAATGACGAGGAGATTAGCGAAGAAGACGTAGAGGCGACGTTTTTTGTCACGGGCGACGATCTTCATCTTGTGATGAAAGCTTTGGATGTTTACGCCTACGCGCTAATTGTTTCGCAGTCACAAACTGAGCTTGAGTTAGTGAAAACTCTTGCAGTAAAAATTCTTCAAAACATGCCAAAAGCGGAGCTTGATTCGTGATTCAACTAAGGCCGTACCAGAGCGAAGCCATTGACGCTACGCTGAAATACTTTGCTGAAGAGGAAGGCAACCCTCTGATCGTGCTCCCTACGGGAACCGGAAAGAGCGTGGTAATTGCAGAGTTTTGCCGTCGCATTTTGGGGCAGTGGCCGGATACCAAGATCCTTGTGGTCACGCATGTTCGAGAGCTGATTCGCCAAAATCACGAAGAGCTGAAAGCGCTTTGGCCGGATGCTCCTGCGGGCATCAATTCGGCTGGCCTGAAAAAGCGCGAGTACGACCCACCGATCGTTTTCTGTGGAATACAGTCTGTCTACAACAAAGCCTCGCGCTTTACGAAGGTAGACCTTGTGCTGGTGGACGAAGCGCACCTGATTCCACGGAAGACCAACACGATGTACCAAAAGTTCCTCAACAATCTGAAGTTGATGAACCCGCATGTGCGCGTGATTGGGCTAACGGCAACGCCATATCGCCTCGATACCGGGCTATTACACTCCGGCAAGGACGCGCTCTTCGATGCCATATCGTATGAGGCTGAGCTGAAGGACATGGTGGAGAGCGGCTATCTCACCAAGTTGGTATCTAAGCAGCCCAAGACTCGGCTAGATGTCTCTGGTGTCAGCATCCGGGGCGGAGAGTTCGTAGCCGGTGAGCGACAGCGTGCAGTCGATCGCAAAGACGTTAACGAAGCAGCAGTGCAGGAAATACTGTCTTACGGGGCTGATCGGCAGTCGTGGCTTATCTTCTGTTCCGGCGTCAGTCACGCAACGCACATTGCCGAGCTGATCACCAAACGTGGCATTAGTTGCGCAACCATTTTTGGCGAGACGCCCGCCGCTGAACGCGACCAGATTGTGGCCGACTTTAAAGCGCGCAAGATTCGTGCCATCGCATCGATGGGGGTCCTGACGACGGGCTTTAATGCTCCTGCGGTGGATCTGCTCGCTCTTCTGCGCCCGACCCAGTCGACCGGGCTCTACATCCAGATCATGGGCAGAGGAATGCGCAACGCGCCGGGAAAGGAAAACTGCTTGGTGCTGGACTTTGCGGGCAACATCGCTCGTCACGGGCCTGTGGATAAAGTAAACCCCAAGAAGCCCCGTAAAACCGACGGAGAAGGCGTAGCGCCAGTCAAGGAATGCCCTGAATGCAACAGCATCGTTTTCGCAGGATCGGCTGAATGCCCCGACTGCGGCTACGTATGGCCTCCTAAAGAGCCCGAGATTGATGCTACCGCCTCAACCCTGCCGGTGATGAGCGAAAGCCTGCCGGTCAAATGGGTGCCGGTAAATAGTGTTGCTTACAGGCAACATGTCAAACCGGGGAGCCCTAACAGCATGCGGGTTGAGTACCGATCTGGGCTAACGGTCTACCGAGAATGGGTCTGTTTTGACCACAAGGGTTATCCGCGAGACAAGGCCGTCAAATGGTGGGCGCAGCGCATGACCGGCCCCGGTATCCTGCCTCGCAACACCGAAGAAGCCATTAAGGAATCTTCAAAATTGGTCAAGCCAGTCGAAATCAGAGTTCAGAACAATGGCAAGTACACGGAGATTGTTGCTTTCAAGTTCGTGCGCGATTTGTCGGAGAGAGATGAGGGGATGGCTTTTCATCTGTCCGCCGGGTAAACAAAAGCCAGATGCAGCCTTTTGCTCACTGAAATGTTTGAATAACTATATGATTGACAAATCACCTAATGAAAAGATTGCTCTGAACGATGCCGCCGTCGCCGCAGGGCACTTCATCGAAGCCAACGGGGTGTACGACTTTATGAAGTTTACGCCCGATCAGTTCGATGAATTCATTGAGGCTATTGTGACGGCGTATGTAGACTCTTTGCAGGCTCAACGGGTGGAGACAGACGGGATTCGTTTTCCTTAACGAAACCATGCCCTTGACAGCGTTCCTCGTTGAATTGCACCGCTACGAAGCCTGAGTACTTGGGATGAGAGCACCAGCCCTCGTCCTCGTAAGTCTTGATAAAATGACGGCACTGCGCGCAACGAGTCATACCTCTTTTCCTCGGAACCAAGCTTTACCATGTTCGACGACGCACAATTCAGGCTGAAGCATCTTACCGCCCACAAACGTGACGACGGCAAAGCCCGACGCCCAGTTGACGGGGCCAGCCTCGCAGTAGTTGAACTGCGGCCCGTATGGCTCCGCAAGCGTCCCGGTATCTACGCCGTATCTGCGTCCCCGATAGTCCGCCCAAGGCGTGACTTGAAGCTTGTGAAGATGGCCGTGAACGTAGGAAACCCCCGCACGTAGGGTGCTGTTATATGAAGCGTGTATCCCACCGGATACAGGTCGATGCCGGATCGTGAGCCAGCTATCGGTTTCTTTGTTGAGATGCACCACCCAACCCGCTCGCCAGCGCGGCAAGTAATCAAGCAGCGTCATCCCGGTCATCTCTTCAAACTCGCCTACGCGGCCCGACAGGTAGTTCTCAAAGCGGGCATCGTGGTTGCCGATCGTGCGAACCAGTTTGGCATCACCCGCAGCCCGCTCAATCTCGGCGCATCTGTCCTGCACGGTTCCGATCTCGTCTTTTACGAGGGGCTGCTTTTCCCACATGATGCGGGCGTGGCGGCTAATGCGAGCGCCGTCAAATACGTCACCGTTTAAGACGACCATCTGCGGACTAAGCTGCTTAGCTAACCTACAGAAAGCCTGATGGGCGACGGTAACGATACCGGGCCAGTAGTGTGCATCGGAGGCTATGAGAATAACGCCGTCTTTGAGCGTTTCGTTGATTTCAAGTTCGTAGCGTTTTGCCCGTTGCTCGGCGATTTCAGAAAGTTTTTTACCCCTTTCTGACTGCCATCCTTTGAAATTAGAGGTTCCTTTAGTCGGCAAATGTATGCCGTACTTGGCTTCTACGGCTCGCCTTCGATCCATAGTTGCCCTAAGGGTTATCCCCAGTTCTTGGGATACTTCGCGAGGCTTTTTAAGACGGGTCCAGACAGCTATAAATTGATCATCAGTCGCTTTTAGCGGCACGAGTCACCTTTATTCCTAGTTCCTTACGACGCGCGTCGGTAGCCTTGTCGTCTCGGGTGGCTCGCCACTCCAAGTGCCCATCTCCAAGGCGGAACTCTTCCTTGTGTACTAGCGCACAATCACAGCATTCCGTGTGTGTATAACCCCGAACGCGATACCACTTACCGTCCTCTATCTGAACGGGCGTGTAATTACGCTTTCGCTTCATCGGGTTAACTCTATCTGCTTGCGTACTTCCTTAGCAAGTTCTTTTCATTGGGAGTATACGCAACGCCACCCTCAGCCATGCCCTTAGCCTCAGCCGTCGGTATCAATCGCGCCAGTACCTGATCCGCGTACTGCCCTACCGTTGGAGCCTTAGGGTTTTTAGGGTCCCTCCGCATGCGTCGAATGCCACGGTCGGTAACCGCCCCCGGACCGCCGTAATAGGCTGCTGCGATCTTTTCGGGGTCGTTGTTATAGCGACGAGCAAGATCTTGAATCAAAGCCACGCCAGCCTCAGCCAAATGCGCTTGATTGTCAAAGCTGTAGTTCTCAGGGATTAGCCCCGAGAGCCGCATCCCTTCAAAAGTATCCCGAGTGACCTGCATCGGCCCCTTGGCACCGGCATAGTTTTCACGCTCGGTATCCGCTTTGCCCGATGAAGATTCTTGCTCGTAGATCGATCGAATAATCGGAGCCAGATCCTGAGCGCCACGGCTAGAGATGATGCCCTCTATGTCATACGACCCGCCGTCAGAGCCAACCTCAGGCTCGCCGCCTTCGCCGGATACCACCCCCTCCTCGCCAGCGGGAGGAGTCTTTTCGCCTTGCTCGGCACCAGCCTCTTTATCCACAGCGAAGCCTTTGTAAATTGCATTAGCCGTCACGGCCCCGGTTCCCGGCTTAAAGCCAATTCTTTTCAAGGCTTCGTTAGCAATCCGCTGGGCTTCCATGATGCCGCTTTCGTTATCAATACGTCGCTGAATAGAAGCAGCACGGGCACCGGATCGGCTAGCAATAATCTTTTTAACTTCAGTTTCGATCGCGTTAGCGACCTCTTTTCTCTTCTTGGCAAAAGCATTCTTGGCAGCTTTGCTACCGGCAGATCCAGCAACAATTGCCAAAATACCAGCAACCGGAGAACCACCAACAATAAGCCCAGCGCCGCTTGCCATGGTTGCCAAAGCCGCAGCCTGAGCAAGGCCCGCATACGTATTTAGCGGAACTTGATTAGCAGCCTCGCTAATCGCAATCAGCGTATCTTCATCCAGATCTTGCAGGGCCTTTGCTCTGTCCTGCGTTGATATGCGTACTGCCTCAGCTTTCTGAAACTCGGCATTTGCAATTCGGCGGCGAACGGTATCTGCAAGCTTTTCGCCCT